GTGGTTTATCAGTTCTGCCGCCAAAGCACACATTCAGCCGTATTGCTGCCGAGCCATGGCCGTTACGTTGGCGCGTCATCGAAGCCGATGAACGAGTACCGCAAACAGCCGGGCGACCGCATCGGACACAACTGGATGATTCCCAATGTCCGGGGCAAACGAGCGGTACGGCATGTGCTGTTCGACGCCAACTACTGGAAGAGTTTTATCCATGCCCGGTTCGCGGTGGCGATGGGGGACAAGGGATGTCTGTCGCTGTTCGGCAATCAGGCCATCATCCATCAGTTGCTGGCTGAACATCTGACCAGCGAATATCGCGTCAGAACGGAAGGCCGCGGTCGCAAGGTAGACGAATGGAAGCTACGTCCTGAAGCATCCGACAATCACTGGCTGGACGGCCTTGTCGGCTGCGCCGTGGCAGCTTCAATGCTTGGCGCGGTGCTACCGGTCAGCGGAGAATCAGCACCGGTGCGTTCGCGCAAACGCGTCGATCTGGCGGCGTGCCAGCGCAAGACGTTAAATCAGGACGGATCCGGAAGCAGGCTTAATCTGTCAGGACAACGAAAAATGTTCAATCCGGCAGGAGCTGGAAAACGGTTGAATTGAGCTTCTTTAAAAGAAAATTTCATTAATCTTGCTTCCTCAGCGCCTTTCGACGGCAAAATTTTCACGCCGATTGCATATCAAAATAGTAGAAGGCCGGATTATGGCCGGATTTCAGAAAGGAAAAGATATGGAAAAAGCAAAAACGCCAATCGTAAAAAGCGCACTCAGCGAGGTAGTGGAAATCCTCGCCGCAGGCATCGTCCGGCTTAAACGGAAAGGAAAACAGAAGTAATGCGGTACGGCAGCATATGCAGCGGGGTCGAGGCGGCAAGCCTCGCCTGGAAGCCGTTAGGCTGGGAAGCGGCATTCTTCGCGGAAGTGGAGCCTTTCCCCTGCGCGGTACTAATGCAGAAATTCAACGCGACCAGACCGTTAAGGCCGCTTGACCCCGAGGATGCTGCCTCTTTAAAAGAACGCAAGCAGCGGGAAAGCTGGCAACGGGCGATCGCAAAACTGCCGGACGGCGGCAGCATCAAAAATCTGGGTGACTTCACCAAAATCGGAAAGGAGGATTATGAAGGAGATATCGACTTGCTCGTCGGGGGAACGAGCTGCCAGAGCTTCTCAGTTGCTGGTCTCAGAAAGGGGCTTGAAGATCCCCGCGGGAACCTCGCGCTTGAGTTTGCGCGGTTGGCTTACAGAACTGGAGCGAAACTACTGCTTTGGGAAAATGTCCCAGGGGTATTATCAAGTAACGGCGGAACGGATTTTGCCTCCTTCCTGTCGCTGCTGTGCGGCTGGGAAGTCGAAGTTCCCGTCGCCGGAAAAAGTAAAGGAAAAGTCGTCCGGAGATGGCGGAATTCCGGCATCATCACGCCCGCCCCCGGAGGATACGGACTGGCTTGGCGAACTATGGACGCTCAGTTTGTGCGAGTGGAACCAGGATTTTGCCGGGCCGTCCCGCAAAGACGAAGGCGTCTGTTCCTTGTCGGAAGTGCTGGTAATTGGGAACGTGCCGCGGCGGTACTATTTGAGCCGGGATGCTTCGGCAGGAATCCTGAACCGCGCCGCCAGACGCGGCAAAGAACTGCCTGCGGATTTGAAGTCGGCCCTGCTGGCGGCCGCCGGTCAGACGTAAGCGCGACGCTTGACACGAAGTGCAAAGACGGGGCGGTAAGGAACCAGACCGGGATGCTCTGCATGTCATCCGGCCAGAGCCGTGCGGAGGTGTGCAAAGACAAATCACCCACGCTCAACTGCAATCATGAAGTGCCGCTCGTCTGCCGGGAGTCAGGTCAGGGCTTCTGTCTGGAGGATGAAGTATCCGGCACGGTCAAAGTCAACGGAGCAGAACCGACCACGGTGGTGTGTTACGACGCCAGGGGACTTGGAGACGGAAACGTTTCTCCCAATATTACCGGCGACCATGCGGCCAGAACCAATGATTACATGCCGGTCATCGTCGAAAACAAAAAAGCGTTCGGATTCCTGCCGGAACAAGGTTCAAAGGCCGGTTCAGCCGGATTCGAAGATGAACTGGCTCCGGCGCGGCGGCGCGGTTGCGATGCCTATGGCGTTCTCAGTTTCGGGTCCGTACAACGGACGGCGGAAGTTCCGCTTCAGACTCCAGTCGCCAAGGCTCCCTGCGGAAGCGGTAATCCGGAACAGCAAAGCAGTGATGTAAGTTTCGGCATCGCCGAAAACATCATCGGACGGCAGGAACAGAACGGCGGTAACGGCAGCGGAGTCAGCAAGGATGTGCAATTCACCCTCAATGCCACCGGAGTCCATGGAGTCTGCTGTTTCACCCAGAATGACGGCGGGCTGGACTGCTCCGACAACCTCCCGCCAACCCTGCGCAGCGGCGGCAGCGATGACGGGGCAATCACCCAGGCGGTTGCATCGTATGGTACGGTGCGGCGGCTGATGCCAATCGAGACTGAGCGACTGATGGGTTTTCCTGACGGCCATACACAAATCGAATGGAAAGGTAAACCGAAAGAACAATGCCCGGACGGCCCGCGCTACAAAGTCTGCGGGAACAGCATGTGTGTAAACGTGATGAGATGGCTGGGGATGCGAATCCAGATGACAGAGCATTTTTTCTAAAAAGATAAACAAAAAAGTAAATGCTCAAAGGAGTAAATGTCAATGCCTATGCCAAGGAAAAAAGATCCAATTAAAAACTGCATGCATTGCGGCGCAAGGTTAGAGAGGAAGTTCTTTTCCAATGGAAGACTAGAGGATATGGGAGTTTTTATGCGAAGAAAATATTGTGCTAAAAAGTGCAATATTGAAGCTCAAAAATTAAAACCTCATAAGAAAAATCCGCAGTGGATGACCGCTCACTATCACGCTAGAAATAAAAAACCGCAATCAGATTGTGAAGCTTGTGGCGCAAGTAAAAAAACAGATGTGCATCATTTGAACTTAAATTGGCGAGATAATTCACAAGAAAACTTAGTTCGTTTATGCAGGAGTTGTCACATAAAAATACATCGTAGCAATCTAAGAGAACTGCGGAAACACTTTCCTGAACTTTGGCAAAAGATGTGCGGTTGGGAAATGGATTGCGAGGCTAGATGTCCAAGCATGAATCGCGGCTTCCACTATTACGAGGCAGTCCATGATCTTGAAAAACGTTTTGCAAAAGATGAGGTAAACCATGAGTGAAGAAGAAATAGAACAGGCGATCAAAAACAATGCCGCCGGTCCGAAACGGGCCAAAGGCGACAGCGGGGAATTCGAACAGCATTCATTGCCGGAGCAGATCGAAGCGGACCGCTATCTGAATTCGAAAGCGGCGATGAGGAAACGCGGAACGGGAATCAAAATCACCAAGATGGCAGCTTCGGGAGCGCAGTAGCTTGAAGAATTTTCTCACATCCATATTTAAAAGCAAACCCAAAGTTGCAACGGCAACGCCGCTGGATCGTACCGGTCGAATCGTCCGGGCACGGTTCGATGCGGCGCAGACCACGCACGACAACCGGCGGCACTGGGCCGCGGCTGAGTGCCTGAGCGCCGATGCCGAAGCGTCGCCAAGTGTGCGGCAGACCCTGCGCAACCGCGCCAGGTACGAGATATCCAATAACTCGTATGCGAAAGGCATCGTGCTGACGCTGGCTAACGACACCATCGGTACCGGGCCGCGGCTTCAAATGCTGACCGAATACGATGATCTCAATCGTCGGATTGAACGTGATTTCATGATGTGGTCGGCAGCGGTACGGCTGCCGGAAAAACTCCGCACCATGCGCATGGCGCGCTGCCAGGACGGCGAGGCGTTCGCAATCATGGGAACGAATCCGCTGGTACCGCATGACATCCAACTGGATATCATGCTGATCGAAGCGGATCAAGTTACCAGCGGGTTCGGTCTCAGTCTGGACGTAAACGAGGTTGACGGCATCCTGATGGACGATTTCGGCAACCCGCGTTCTTACCGGGTATTGAAATATCATCCGGGCGGCGACCGGTTCACTGTTTTCGATGATGCCGCGGTCATTCCGGCCAAATCGATGCTGCATTCTTTCCGAATGGACCGTCCGGGACAGCATCGCGGAATCCCGGAGATTACTCCGGCGCTGCCGATCTTCTCGCAGTTGCGACGGTTCACGCTTGCAGTGTTGAGCGCTGCTGAAGCCGCGGCGGACTTTGCCGGGATTCTGTACACCGACGCTCCTGCTAACGGCGAAGCGGATGAAGTCGATCCGATGGCGATGATCGAGCTGGAACGGAACATGCTTCTTACCATGCCCGGCGGCTGGAAAATGGCTCAGCTTGACCCGAAGCAACCGGCGACCACCTATGCGGAATATGTCGATAAGCTGATCGATGAAGCGGTGCGTTGTGTGCTGATGCCGTCAAACATCGCCAAGGGAAATTCCAGCGGGTACAATTACGCCAGCGGCAGGCTTGATCACCAAGTCTACTACAAAGGAATCAGGGTGGACCAGTCATTCATTGCCTCGACAATCCTTAACCGGATTCTGGCGGCATGGCTGAGAGAGTATTTCCTGATCCATCCGCCACTTGGAATGACCATGCGCTATCCGCTGCCGCCGCACACATGGTTTTTTGATGCGCTGTCGCACATTGATCCGGGAAAAGAAGCGACTGCCATGGAAACCAGACTCAAAAATAATGTCACAACCCTGATGAACGAATATGCCTTACAAGGCCGAGATTGGGAGTCGGAAATCCGGCAGATAGCGCGGGAAAAGAGGTTGATGCAGGAACTCGGATTGACCAGTTCTAGTGTGCTTCCGGTGAACGATAAAACAGACATTGAAGAGGAGGACGGTATGGCAATAGACGAATAAAATTTTTCAATCAAAAAACATAGCATGGTATAGCAAGACTTAATAAGGCGAGGCGGTGCTGGGCGAGGCGTGGCGAGGTACGGGCGGGCGCTGCGTGGCCGGGCACGGCGATGCGCTGCAAGGCAAGGTGATTTTTAAACTAAAAAAAGGAATGAAGTATGGAAGAGTTCTTAATGATCGAGGCCGCTGCGGAGGGCGGCAAACCCAAAGTGATGGGGCTGGCTTACGGCGGCGGCAAGATGAATTTGCCGGGCTGGAAATACCCGGTCGTCGTCGACTTGGCTGGAATGGAGATTCCGGACACGGTTCCGCTTCTGGCGAACCATGAAAACAAGACAGCCTCCAGAGTAGGCATGGTTACAGCCAAGGTTGCCGGTAATACTCTGGAAATCGAAGGCGAAATAGTAGCCGCAAATGGCGAAGCTGAAGGAATCGTAGCTCAGGCCAAGGCCGGGGCCGACTGGCAGCTTTCGATTGGCGCTGAAGTCAAAGAATCCGAGCTGGTTAAGGGAACCAGAGTGGTCAACGGTCAGGAGCAGACCGGCCCGTTTTTCCACATTACAAAATCGGTGTTGAGGGAAGTTTCGGTGGTGGCGGTCGGTGCCGACTCCGGAACCCGGCTGAAAGTTGCCGCGAGTTTCAATCTCGGCGAACCGCCGCAAGAAAAGGAGCCGGTTATCGTAGCAGGAAAAGAAAATTTAAACCCCGGAAAGGAAAAGGAAACTGTGGGTAAGGAAAAAACAGTAATTTCTGATGGAGATGTTGCGCTTCAGGCGATCCGGACTGAGCGCGAACGCGTGGCAAGCATTCAGACAATCTGCAACGGCGAATATGCCGAAATCGAACGCCAGGCGATCAGCGCCGGATGGACACCTGAGGAAACTTCGCAGAAAGTGCTGAAGGCACTGCGGGAAAGCCGTCCGACCGCCGATGTGAACATCACGGTCAAGCGCAAGCCGCAGGGAGCGACAATGCGCAAAACGCTGGAGGCCGCGCTGTGTTTGCGCATCGGCATTTCCGGCAGCGATCTGATTGCCGAATATGGAGACGAAGCGATTCATCGCGGTGATGAGATCAGCGATATGCCGGTAAAACAGCTTCTGGTCGAGTGCCTGAATCTGGAAGGCATTGCTGTGCCGCATTCTTTCGGCAACGAAACTATTCATGCGGCTTTTTCGACGGTCAGTCTGCCGGGAATCCTGAGCAACGTCG